ATGATAACTTAGAGTTTCTGAGCCTTAACTCCTATGAGTTAAAACATTTTTGTTTTGGTGAGGGCGGCGGAGGCGGAGGCGGAGGCGGAGGCGGCGGAGGCGGCGGTGGTGGCGACAGCAGTGCTGATGATGCAGACTCTATGGATTCAGGAACAGGACCGGGAAATGATGGATTAGGTGGTGGTCCTAGTGGTGGTACTAGTGGTGGTGGCATAGATGTTGATGCTACTTTTGATGGTTTTAGTGATTTTGATCCCGGCTTTGGTATGGGTGTTGACCTTGGTAGTGCCTTTGGTGGTGCTTTCGGTTATGCAGGTGTAGACGAAGGACAGCCTACAAATATGGCAGGTTTTGTAGATCAGGCTGCCCGTGAAGGTTTTTCTATTGCTGGTGTTCCCGGTATAGATGCTACTGAAGCAAGAGATGCTATAAATGAAGCAATGGCAGAAGGTCGCATTGGATATAATACAGCAGTTGATCTAGGCTTTACTGATCTTATAGATCAAGCTGAAAAAGATTTTGATCTTGCTACTGCTATTGATATTGAAAATAAGTATGGTCTTGAACGAGGACAAGTAACTCCCGGCTTTGGTTCTTTTTCTTATCAGGGTCCAAACTCAACAGCAGCCGCTCTGGGTGAAATAGGTAGTGCAGCTAAAAGTTTAACAACATCTTACTATGATATGTTTAGTCAGATGCCTAGTCTTACAGGCACAATTGCTGGTATATTAGGATTTGAAGGAGTACCGGGAAGCGTCCTTGGAACAGGTTTTAGATCAGATGTTTTAGGATTAGAGCCAGAAAGTGAAATTGGTAAAAATATTAGTGATGTAACAGAATCACTAGGACTATCTTCGATTCCTTCTAGTATAGATGAAGCAGCTTTAGGTTTAGCACAGGCCGCAGCCGAAGAAGCAACCGGCTTTGATTTAAGTGCATCAGCTATTGCTGAAGGTCTTTTTGATTCTGTATTTGGTACAGAAGAAGAAGAAAATGCATTTACAGGTTTTGAAACAACTGATCTAGGATTATCATCTAATCTAGGATCACCATCTGCTAGTGTTGCTGACATTGGTTCTCAGGCTGAAAGCCCAGAAGAAAGTATAGACCTCGGTGGTGACGAATTAATTCCACGGCCTCAACCTACACCTATTCCTTCTCCTCCTCAAATAGCTTCACTACCTGCACAAAATATTTTCAGAGAACCTGTAACCAGAACAGCAGCGGCAGATACGTTTAGTATTCTTTCAAGAATATATGGACCTGAAGTAGCAAGACAACTCGCACCTAATAGGACAGTATAATGGCAACAGAACGAAATCCCTTTGATCGTATACCCGAACAAGAAACAAATGTTGTTCCCTTGACGGCTGAATTAGAAGAAATGAATGCTACCTTTGAGGTTGATGATGATGGTGGTGTTACTGTTGATTTTTCTGATAATGTAGAAATGGAAGCTGCTGAAGATATTGCTGAATGGTATGGCAATATGACAGAAGATATGGATGAAGATGATCTTGCTGATATTGCAGCGACTGTAATTGAAAACTTTGAGGCTGATAAAGATTCCCGTGCTGAGTGGGAGTCGATGTTTGAACGTGGCTTTGATCTTCTAGGTCTAAAGCTTGAACAGGGTACAGAACCCTTTGATGGTGCATGTACTGCTGTACATCCTCTTCTTATTGAGTCTGCTGTTAAGTTTCAATCAAAAGCTTCTGGTGAACTGTTTCCTGCTAATGGTCCTATAAAAACTAGGATACTTGGTAAGTCTACTCCAGAAAAAGAATTGCAAGCTAACAGAGTTCAGAACTTTATGAACTATCAAGTAACAGAACAGATGCCTGAATACTTTGATGAGTTTGAAAGAATGTTGTTCCACCTACCCTTGATTGGTTCTGCATTTAAAAAGCTTTACTATGATGCCACAGTTAAGCGTCCCAAGTCAGAATTTATTCCTATTGATCAGTTCTATGTTTCATACTATGCAACTGATCTTTCAAATGCAGATCGTTATACACATGTTATCTATCGTAGTCCTGTTGAAATACAAAGAGATATCAGGGCTGGTGTATATGAAGATGTAGAACTTAGTTCTCCCTCATCAGATGTAGGAACATCTTTCAGTGAAAAGATGGATACCATTATTGGGTTGTCTCCTACATCAGGTCACGATCCACAGTATGTTCTTCTGGAGCAACACTGTTATCTTAATATTGAAGATGAAGATGAAGCCTGTCCGTATATTGTAACTGTTGAACAACAGTCCAGACAGGTACTGAGTATTCGTAGAAACTATAAACAAGATGATCCAAACAAAGAAAAAGTAAATCACTTTGTTCATTATAGGTTTGTACCGGGTTTTGGTTTCTATGGTCTTGGTCTTATACACTTCCTTGGTAATTTGACTATGAGTGCTACTGCGGCAATGCGTTCGCTAATAGATGCAGGGCAGTTTGCAAATCTACCGGGAGGATTTAAGGCTAAAGGAGTGAGGATGGTTGGCGACAACTCTCCTATCGCTCCCGGCGAGTTCAAGGAGGTTGAGGCAACTGGTATAGATTTGTCAAAGGCTATTATTCCCCTTCCCTACAAAGAGCCTTCCTCTACTCTATTCCAGATGTTAAACTTCGTAGCTACTGCTGGACAGAAGTTTGCGGACAGCACGGAGCAGGTTATCTCCGATGCTGCCTCCTATGGACCCGTTGGAACTACTATGGCTTTGCTTGAGGCAAGTAGTAAGTTCTTTACAGCAATTCATAAAAGAGTACACAAATCTCAGAAGGATGAGTTTCGTATTCTTGCTCGTATTGACTATGAATATCTTCCACAGGAATATCCTTATGATGTGCCATATGAAGATCGTAGTATTTTTAGACAGGACTTTGATGGACGTATAGATATTATTCCAGTATCTGATCCTAACATTCCCAGCAACGCACATCGTATGATGATGGCGAACATGGCTTTGCAAATGGCACAGCAGTCACCACCGGGAATGTTTAATCTGGAAGCCTTGAATAGAACCATTCTTAATGCAGCTAATATGCCTAATGCAGATGAGATACTTCCACCAAAGATCGAACCTAAACCAATGGACCCTGTGTCTGATATTATGGCTGCTACAAAGGGTATACCTATTGGAGCGTTTCCCGGTCAGAACCATGATGCACATATACAGGTAAAGATGGCTTATTTACAAGACCCTGTTAATGGTGCTAATCCAATCATGCAACGTGTGGCTCCAATTATTCAGGCTAACATTCAAGAACATTCTGTAATGAAATATCAGGAACAGATGAGTGGTATTTCAGAACAAATGCTACAACAGGTTCCTGATCAAATGAATAATCCTGCCGCTGCTGAAATGGCTATGGCCGAAGCATCTAAACAAATTCTTAATGCTAATCAGGCAATGGGCATGGCCGAGTCTCCTGAACAACAGCTTGTGTCTCTGGAACAGGCCAAGGTTGAACTTGAGAAACAAAAGCTTCAGGCAGATACAGCAACCAATGCAGCAGAGCTTGAGCTAAAGAATAAGAAGCTTGAACTTGAAGAAAATGAACAGATCATTGGCATGATGAAAGCAACTGCTACTGATAACCTTAAACGTGATAATGCAGATGCTAATCGTTCCAGCAAAGAAAAACTAAAACAAATGGAACTTATGACCAAAGCAATCATTGAAGACTTTAAACTAAATAAAGAAGATGAACGACAGGTACTAAGTAATATAAAAGAAATGCTTGATAAAGAAATGCAAACAAAGGCAGACATGGATACACAGGCTTTAAATGCTCTTGTACAAATGGCTGTTCAACAACAACAGGAGATGATTAATGATGAAGAAAGGTAAAGGATATCCTGAACACGTAAAGGATACCGGAAAAAGTTTTGGCGATCCCTATGCTGAAGGTATTACAGGTGGACGTACCACACGTAGTTCGCTTAATGAGTGGCCCAAAGAAACATGGGAAACCCCAGAGCCAATCAAACCTAGCCGTAAGAGTACTATGTACATCTAGGTATGGAAATTTGGGACGAA